TTTAAAGGTGGCTTCATGCTCGCCGTTCTTCGCAACAACAAATTCTCCAGGTGCAGGCTCTATTTCCGGATCGACGATAATGACATCGCCAGCCTTAAAATCAGGCTCCATAGAGTCGCCTATAATCTTTAATGCAAAGGTATATTGCGACCAGTCCATATCAGTCATGACGTACTCACACGAGCCATCAAGCGCTTCTATAGGGCCTTTAGTAGCCATCTCTCCAGCTTGTACATAGCTGATCAATGGAATCCTCCTTGTGTTCACCTCGCTAACAGGCTGGAAGTTACCACCATTAACTAGCCATGACGGATCACAGCTAAGAGATTCAGCAATACCCACAATGTTGCGCGGCTTTAATGTTTTACCTTCCTCAATACTCGCCCAAGACTGCTGCCTGATACCAGCCCTTTCTGCGGCTTCAGCCTGAGTTAGGCCCAACTCGGCCCTTCTTTGCTTTACTCGTTCTGCAAGGCTCATAGCATCCTCTCCATTTCCTTACATCCTCACAGGTAAAGCTGTATTTGACAAACAGAAGTAACTGTTAGACAATACAGATAAAACTGTGGAGGTGAGTAATGGACACAATTTCTCAACGCCTCAAACAGAAGCGCATGGAGTTAAATCTGACACAGGCGCAATTAGCTGAGAAAGCTGGAATGAAGCAGCAATCAATACAGCAAATTGAAGCAGGTTCCACACAACGCCCGCGCTTCTTGTTTGAACTTGCCGCAGCCCTCCAGTGCGACCCGCTCTGGTTACAGTACGGCAAGAAACGCGGCTCTCGAGCCGCTTAAGCAACACCGCTCTTTTTACAACGGACATGAAGTCCTACGGAAGCCACCGAGAACGTGGCGACTAACTCAAACGAAACAACAAAACGTTCGTGGCAATAGCTGCGGCTTTGTCACGTCTGAACAACAACTTATCACCAAGGAATCATACGAAATGGATCATGCAAAGAAACGCAACGAGGCATTGCGCATTGAAAGCGCCTTGCTCAACAAAATCGCCCTGTTAGGCACTGAAAAGACAGCAGCTGCTGTTGGTGTCGATAAGGCGCAGATAAGCCGCTGGAAACGAGACTGGATACCGAAGTTCTCGATGCTTCTGGCAGTACTGGAATGGGGTGTCGTGGATGACGAGATGGCTCATTTAGCCCGGCAGGTGGCGCAGCTTCTCGCAAAAGGAAACGCCCCAAAGAGCAATGAACTCTTTGAGGCGTAGGGTGGGGCAACAACCACGATGCATATCCCGGAGATGATTATACCAATGAAACACGTTTTACGCCAGGCAGAAATGCGCAAAAACCTTGCCCGCATCGAGTTCTGCAAAGGATTTAACCCGACTGTAGCTGAGAAGCTGAAGCACATTCTGGAAGAGGCCAAAGCGAAGGAGAAGGGCAAATGAGTAACGTAAGAAGTTTAGCCAAAGCAAGAGAGGCCAGAGCGCCTCAGGAAACGCCGAAAGAGGTCGGTAAGGGGTTTGCCTTGCTGCACAGAAAAATACAGGAGACAGAGTTCTACAGAAAGGATTCTCAGGCTGTTCATCTGTGGGTGCACCTGATTATGTCAGCCAACTACACAGAGGCGGCGGTAAAGATAGAATACGGAGTAATTCAACTGCAGCGCGGACAGTTCATCACCGGCAGAAACACGCTGGCAGCAGAGACAGGAATCGAACCAAATCGCGTTCAGTACCTGCTGAAGAAGTTCAAAAAACTGGGCATGATCGAGACTGCTTCACCGGGAAAATTCACCGTAATTACCATCTCAAAATACGCTGAATATCAGGGAGAAATTGTCCCAGAAGATTCCCAGAAGATTCCCAGACCAAAGGCAGAGGTGGCGCGGCTCCCAGAGGTGTTTGTCCCAGAAGATTCCCAGAAGATTCCCACAACTAACAATATAACTAATAAATCATTATCTAACGATAATGATATGTCATCTGACGATGACCAATCGCCTCGCAAGAAAGGGTCTTCAGTTCCCTATCAGGCAGTGCTCGACGCATACAACGAAGCTGCAGGTGACAGACTGCCTAACGCTGAAAAGCTAAACCCCAAACGACGCACCGCTATCAAGCGTCTGCTTGGCGAGCTGAAAGAACCAACTGTGGAAGCTGCGAGTAATTACTTCCACGCCTTCATGAGCACTGCGAACCCGTTTTACTTTGGCGACAACAGCCGGGGCTGGCGAGCATCGTTCGACTACCTGCTGAACAGCGACACGCTGACAAAGACACGGGAGGGAAGCCTGTGAGCGATATCCTGATGCCTCCGCACAGCCTCGACGCTGAGCAGGCTGTACTGGGTGGCCTGATGCTGGATGGCGGCGACGAGCGAACGCTGAAGGTTATGGCGATGCTCAAGCCTGAAAGTTTCTTCTCCGCTGCGCACGCATTCATCTTCACGGCGATAAAAGACCTGCTGGCACGCAACAAGCCGATTGACCCGCTGACCCTGTCAGACGTTCTTGAGGCAAGCGACAAGCAGTACGGCGGATTCAGCTACCTGGCTGAGCTGACGAAGAACACCCCGTCAGTTGCCAACCTCGTGCACTACGCCGCGGTAGTCCGTGACAAAGCGATGGAGCGCTACGCCATCTGCAAGCTGAACGAAGCAACCGAGATGCTCTACAGCCGCAACAGCATGACGGCCGTCGAGAAGCTGGAATCTATCTCAGCCCTGACAACCCAAATCAGCGACTACGCCAAGACGGGCAACCGCCGCGGTCTTCGCTCATTCGGTGACGTCATGGACAGCTGGGTAGCCGACCTTGAGAAGCGGTTCGATCCGAATGGTGAGCAGCGCGGCATGAGTACCGGCATCCCGTCGCTCGACCGCATGCTGGCGCCGAAAGGCCTAGTCAAAGGTTCGCTGTTCGTCATTGGCGCTCGCCCGAAGATGGGCAAAACCACGCTCTACGGGCAGATGGCAATCAACTGCGCCATCCGCGAGAACAAGCCTGCGCTGATGTTCAGCCTCGAAATGCCTGCTGACCAGATTCTGGAGAAGCTGGTAGGGCAGAAGTCAGGCGTTAACCCGAGCATTTTCTACATGCCGGCCACTGACGACGCAGACGATACCTACCAGGGCGACTATGACGGCGATTTCGATAAGGCCATCAAAACCGCCAACCGCCTGCGCGAATCCGACCTGCTGTACATCGACGATACTCCTGGCCTGTCACTGGCTCACATCGTTGCAGAGTGCCGCAAGGTGAAGCGCCAGAAAGGTGAGGTGGGCATGGTGCTGGTCGATTACCTCACGCTGATGACGGCCGAGAAGGCCGACCGTAACGACCTGGCTTACGGGCTAATCACGAAAGGGCTGAAGAACCTCGCCAAAGAGCTTGGCTGCGTCGTTGTGCTGCTGACCCAGCTTAACCGTGAGCTGGAGAAACGCGTCAACAAACGACCGTTACCGAGCGACTCACGCGACACCGGCCAGATTGAGCAGGACTGCGATTACTGGGTTGGCATTCACCGTGAAGGGCATTACGACGAGAGTGTGCCTGCTGGCGAAACAGAGCTGCTTCTGCGACTAAACCGCCACGGCGAAACTGGCACCGTATTCTGCCTGCAGAAAAACGGCGCTATCTACGATATGGACCAGCAATCAGCAAGAGCAGAACGCGACTCGCGTCAGGCTCCAGCAAAAGGCAAAAGCAAAGGTGGTTTCTGATGTCAGTAATTATCAAAGGTCGATATGTGAAAGTTCTACACCCGAATAACTCAATGGCAGATTTTGAAGTGCTGCTTTCGAACTGCAATTCACCGGAATCTATCAAAGGCTGGGCATCGCATCTGCTGGAGAAAAACTGGGTGTCGCGTCAGGTTGCCGATCGCTTTATCACGATGCTGGCAAAACGGATTGGTGCTGACCGCAGTGATTGCCTTCCTCCTGAGCTGGTACCGATGAGCGACACTCAGCGATGCTATCTGGCAGAGAAAGTCGCCATGCTTCGCGGCGTTCTGAAGTCTGCGAGGGCTGCATCATGACACAGGTAATTCACGGCTTGCCTTCAAGCCAACCGACCAGGAAGAAGCCGCAAAATTGTCGCGTCCTCGTCCTGAGCAAACCCAACAGCAATCACGCCGCTACAACAAAGGGGCTGCCGTATGAACCTGACTTACGAAGATTCAGAAGTGATCGCCGCTTATATCCGCGCAGACCGACCGAACTATAAAGGTCCAGTTTTCATCTGTCTCGACAGGTTAAGTGAGTTGCATATGAGAAGTGCAGAGGCTCACGTCAAGTTTGCTCTGATGTTTGCATCTGGAAAATGGTCAATGTCGGGGAGAGTGAAATGACACAGGTAATTCACGGCTTGCCCAGCAACGTGATGCTGACACTGGCAACAGATCCGGCGCTGATGCATCTGGTCGAGCGCTGCCTCGAAGATAAGGAGTTGGTAGAGCAGTTCACTCGACTGTTTGGTGTGGGCCTGCCACGCATGGCGAAATCACCAGTCGAGCACATGGTGGACGAGGCTACCGGCTGGCGATCTGACCAGTATCGCCAGTTCTTCAACGCATTTATCCCGTTCGTGCACCGGTCGGTATACCTGCCGATGAAAGCACAATTCGATCGCGATTCCCGTTCCGACAAAGGCGGCAAAAAGCGGGGAGGTGGGTTTTGATGATTGCAGCGAAATTAATCGGTACTGCATGGATGGTTCTGGCTTTGTGGTTCTGCATCATCCTGCTGATTCGTGGAGTCAATGCGGATAAGTTCGACTTCTTCACCGGAATGCTATCGCTGTTCACATTCTGGTTGCTGATTGGATTTGCACCAGTAGCTGTCGCCAAATTTGCATGGGAGTTTATTCGATGACAAGCAACGATGAGCTGGAGCGGCAGCAGAGAGAGCTATTCGCTGAGAGCTTCGAAGACCACACCGGCTGGCATCCGGACGACTATCCAAGCCCTGACATTGTCGAAACCAGCTGGGAGATTTGGCAAGATGGATGGCAAGCAGCGTTAAGCAGCAAGCAGGAGGAAGAATGAAGACTATCGCATGGAATAAATCACGCAGAGCATTCTGGTTCCGCTTCTTCGGGTATGGACTCAACGTCATCGATCGCAGCATCTTCCCGCCCTTATACAGCGCGAGAATCGGTCTAAGAAAAGAAATCAGGATAGGGAAATTTGGCGTCCACATTCTGACGCGGTCACAGCTAAGCAAGAGGTCCGCATGAGCAACGTAATCTCCCTAAAACGCCCTGAGCACGCAATCCCCGATCATGAGCGCAGAGAGCTTGTAAACCAGCTCACTGATATTGCCCGCCAGTATCACGACTTCGGTTGCCTGCGTGAGGTAATCAGCAAATGCGTTGACGACGCACTGAAGAGAGACAAGCGAGATGGAGAAAACGAAATTCCTCCTGCGGGATAATCGAATCCGGCAGAACCTCAAAGACTTTATCGACTCCCTCCCTACCGACGAACACCGCCCCATCGAAATCACCATCAGCGACTCAAAGCGCACCCTGCCGCAGAACGATATGTTCCATGCGTTGTGCTCTGACGTTTCTACGCAGGCGATATGGCAGCAGCAGAAGCTACAGCTAATCGACTGGAAGGCGCTTTTCGTGTCGGGCCACGCCATGGCAACAGGCAGGCCGGGACAGGTAATTCCGGGTCTGGAAGGAGAGTTTTGCAGCATACGCGAGAGCACGTCTCAGATGGGCGTGAAGCGCATGACGAGTTTAATCGAGTACTCCACTGCATGGGCTGTCGGCAACGGCGTGAAGCTTCGTGAGGTGCGTTACTCAGGCGATTATTTTGGACGGGCAGCATGAGCAAAATCAAAGCAGATATTCACAAAGTTCTCGCAGACGGAAAATGGCACAGCACATACGAAATTCTGGAGCGCGTATCCCGCTCGGCATGCGCACCCAAAAAGAACGTGCTCACGGTCCTGCATACGCTGACTGGCGGACACCATATCGTTAAGGCTCATATCAGTTACAGCGAGTGTAAATATCGCGCAGGGGCAGTACCAGGCGGCTTCGGTGTTAATCCCAACATGGCAGAGTTTCAGAGCCTGCTCGACGGCGTGAGAGGTAGATATGCGTGAACGCTGCCACCGCTGCTACACCATCCTCACAAGCGAGGATAAACATCACTACGGCATAAGCTGCGAAAACTGCCAATGCGATATGGAGTGGGAAGACCATGAAAGAGACCAGCCAGTCAAGTCAGCCTACTGGCGCTGGCGAGCTATCTGCTTTGTTTTGCGCTGGCTGTGGTGCTCAGCTGCTGGATACCGAAGTATACGCATGCACCTCATGCCTCGACCTGTGGATGCTTCTAGACCCAAACTTCAGGCTCACAGGAGAGACCGATGACTGACGCAATCCTAATACTAATTGCCTCCGCATCCTGGCTATGGAGAGTTGAATGGGTCTATCGAGTCAGAGTGAAGATGATTGGCGATGACTATGAGCGATACAAGCAGCTTCCCTCATACCTTTCCATGGCGCTTCAGATTTGGGTCTGGGACGTAAACAAATTCAGGAGTAGGCCATGACTGACTCAGACTGGATAGCGCTGTTTCTGTTGAGCATCATTTTTCTGGCAGGAGGAAGAAGATAATGGCCGAGTTAAAACCTGGCGGACTGGCTTTGGTCATTCGCGGTGAGGATTGTGGAAAGTGCGTAACGACTGAGAGGTTTATATCTGGGAAATCTCCATTCACTGCGCCTGACGGGAAACATTACACGGCGGCTCAGGAATGTGGTGGCTGGCTCTGTACCGGTGATGTTACTCCTAAAGACCGTTCTGAACTGAAAGGTTGGGCGCTTTTCCGAACAGAGAACTTAATGCCAATCGACGGAGATGACTTCCAGCATGAAGACGAGCGAAAAAAGGAGCTAACGCATGGCTAAAGGCATTAAGCCGCCTAAGCCGAAAACCTGCCCAATCTGCTCTACCGAATACATCCCTCGAAGTTCTCTCCAGAAAGTCTGCCACAACTACAAATGCGCCATTGCGTTCAACAAGAAGCGCGATGATGAACTTGCTGCGCGCGATAAACGCAAGCAGGAGCGACTACAGCGCGATGATTTGCGGCAACGAAGGGAGAAGCTCAAGGGTAAGCCGGAATGGAACAGAGAGGCTCAGGCGGCGGTTAACAGGTATATCTTCTGGCGTGATTACGGCAAGCCTTGCATCTCATGCGGCCGGCAACTTAATTACGGCGTCCGTGGTGGTGCGGTAGACGCAAGTCACTACCGGTCAAGAGGCGCAGCACCATGGCTCCGCTTCAATGTTTTCAACAATAACGCTAGCTGCGTTCCTTGTAACAGAGACTTATCAGGTAATCCAATCCCATATCGCATCAACCTCATCAAAAAGTACGGCCTTGAGAGGGTTGAACGCATCGAGCACGACAACACCGTACGCAAATTCGACATCGAGTACCTGAAGCGAGTGAAGTCCATCTTCACGCGCCGGGCACGCCATTACGAGAAGTTGCGTAAGCGAGAAATGGAGCAAGCAGCATGAACGAATACCTCAGAGAGAAGTGGCTGAAGCTGCGGCTGTTCAAACGCAAAGGCGGCTTTGCAGTGGACTATCAGATCATAAAACGCATGGCGAAACTTCTGGGAGGCCATTATGCCGGTACGCGAGCTTAACCTTACGAAAGACCAACACGACTGGCTGAATAGCTGGCTGGAACTGTGGGGCGCATGGGTGTATTCAGGGAGATTAGAAAAGCGCCAGAGCAGTGTCATAGCGCAGTATATGGCTACCGTGGAGCCTCAAAGCTATCCTTCGCGGCCGATGTGTAACGATGATGACGGACTCTTGATTTCTCAGGTCGTGGACTCCGTCATGTTCATCGATAAAAAAGCTTTCGGCATCCTGCTCAGTTACTACTCGCACGGCTCATCCAAGCACGCCATTGCATCCTACTACCATAAGGTCGCAAGTCCCCGCAAAATGTCAGGGTCAGCTGAAGGAAAAATCAGAAAGCCATCTCTGGCGACGTGCCGGAGAGAAGTTGATGAAATCCTTAATGCCAGCCTGTTTATTTTGTTTTCTCCGCTGCAAAAAGCGTTTAACGATCGCAAACGTGTCGTTAAATTGCAAAGAGTAGCTTAGAAGGTGTTGACTTACTTGAGCAGTTGAGCAACAATTCATATATAAGATGCCGTAAGTGTTCTTAAGAATGCCGCGGCACGAAATTTCAGGTCAGTTGCAAACAATCTTGTGGATTCCAAAGAGCCTCGCAGCCTCACCAGCTGGCGGGGCTTTTTTACGTCTGCAAAACAAAGGTCGCCATAGTGCGGCTTTTTTTGTGCCCGCAGTATCCTTCCGCGCGTCGCAGCGCATCTCAACGAGAGTCTTTCAGTAAGCGAGCCTGAGAATTGCCGTTATAGGTGGCGACCTCTCTCGGGCGGCTTTTCTGTGCGAACAGGCTCACTTTCTAAAAGGTAAACGCAATGAATATTGTCCCACTGAACTACAAAGGCGAACCCGTTCGCTTCAATACTGAAGGATGGATTAATGCCACGGATATCGCTGCGCGCTTCGGGAAGCGCTTAGATCACTGGCTATCAAACGCGGAAACTCTGGAGTACGTGAGAGCGCTAGATGAAGTTTACTCCGGCGCGCCATCTGAGATTCTACATACCCGTGATTCCGGGTATGTAAAAACAAGCCGGGCTCGCAAGGACAGAGGTGGCGGCACATGGCTTCACCCTAAACTTTCGGTAGCCTTCGCGCGCTGGTGTGATCCGAAGTTCTCCGTGTGGTGCGACCTGCACATAGACAGCCTTCTTCGTGGTGAGCTTACAGAGCAGCAGAAATTTGAACAGGCTTGCCGGATTCGTGATGACCGGAAATCCAAAGCCAGTAATGGAGCCCGGGAGATGGCTCGCTGGAGGTGGGATAAGCCAGTCATTGAGGCTTATGTCGAATTCTGGCGAGAGCAGCTTCAGCTGACGCTGGACATTGCCAGCTAAGCAGCGTGCATATCTGCACGGCGAGAGCCACTTTCACAACGGCTTTCCCATCGCCCCGTCCGGGGCTTTTTTATTTCCAGATTAAAGCAGTCGCCACGTCAGGCGCTGAGGATGACACCATGCCCGACAAAGACACGGGGCTGTGGGCATCTGCGCTTGCGTGGCTGTCCACACACAAAAACGAATCCGGCTATGCAGGTCTGGCCGGCGTAATGGCGATACTTCGCGCCACCTATATCGGCAAGGACACATGGCCCCGCAGGTTACTTGATGCCGCCATGTGCAGTCTCTTCGCCTTCTTCCTGCAACCCACGCTTCAGATTGTTGGTGCTGCGCTCAACTGGAACTTCAGTCCTGATGTGACAAGGGTGGCAGCGGTATTCATTGGCTTCCTCGGGGTGGATTACATCTCTTCCAAAATCCGCCGCCAGATAGATCGTCGATTGGGAGACAGCAATGCTGACAGCCAGTAACTTTCAGAAAGCGACCGGCATCAGCGATGCTCTGCGTGATGCCTGGTTTCCCCATATTGCCGCCGCGATGAAGAAGTTCGGTATCACCACGCCACTGAGGCAGGCCCACTTTCTGGCACAGACCGGGCATGAATCTGCCGGTTTCCGCCAGGTGGAGGAAGGGCTTAATTACCGTTATGGCGCGCTTCTGGCAATGTTCGGGCATCGAATAAGCAAAGACGATGCAATGAAATATGGTCGTGTAGATGGCGGTCTGAACGCGCACCCGGCAAATCAGCCCATGATTGCCAATATCATTTACGCAAACCGGAACGGTAATGGCGATGTGAAGTCAGGGGATGGTTATCGCTATCGCGGTCGTGGACTGATTCAGATCACCGGCAAAGCGAACTATGCGGCGCTGGTGGATGATCTGGGCGTGGATATTGTTGCGCAGCCTGACCTGCTGGCTGGTTATAAGCTGGCGGCAGAATCCGCAGCAGCATGGTGGAAGAAACACGGCCTGAATGAACTGGCTGATTCTGATGATGTTACCCGCATCACCAGAATCATTAATGGTGGTACCTACGGACTGGACGACAGGAAATCCCGCTTAACTAAAGCTAAGGGGATTCTATGCTCAACGTAATCAGCTTCATCCGAAATTACTCTCATCTCATCATCATCGGCCTTATTTGCGTCTGCCTGTGGGGACTCAATGCCCGCAACTCGCAACTGAGCGCCACAAATAACCGGCTGGAAAAGCTTTCGAACAGCAAAGACGAACAGATTAACGATCTGCGCTCGAAGAATGACGATCTGGCCGGCAGCGTAAATAACCTGGTGAAAGCGGTAAATCAACAAAACTCTGTGATGAGCCAGGTGGCCGAACAGCGCGCCGTAACAGCGCAGCAAAACCGGAAGCTCCAGAATGAAATTAAGCGTTACCTCGCGGCGGACAAGTGTGCTGTTGCTCCTGTTCCCCCTGATGCTGTTGACCGGCTGCGCGATGCAGCAAAAACCGCTGGTGGAGTACCGGACAATCAAAGAGCCGCGGCTAAGCCTGCCGGCGGAGCTGACCACGCCAATTGATGTGCCTGCCGTTCCTGAGCCAATGAGCTTCGGAGACAGCGTTGGGCTTAACGCAGAACTGTATGGGGCGCTCGGCCAGTGCAACATCGACCGAGCAGCAATCCGAAAGATTGAATTATCCAGAGCCTCGCAATAGCGGGGCTTTTTATTACCACAACAAAGAGAAACAACAATGCTAACCATCAAGACGATCAACAAAGACAACGACATTTCAGTTTTGCAGGCAACCGGCGATGTGAGCTTCGTTCGTGAATCACGAATGATTTTCTTCCGTGGTTGGTCAGGCGGCGATAATGAAATGATTCTGGATGAGGGGGAGGTTGCTTACGTCTGCAATGAGAAAGGCGTGACAGTTGCCACCTTCCAGTAACCGTTACCAAAACCTACGTTACAAAGAGCACCATCAGCCTCGCTAAACGCGGGGCTTTTTTATGCGCCTCGCACGCGCAAACATCAACCCCTAAGCCTACAGAAAAGCAAGCCTGAGATTAGCCGTTAATGGTGCGTCTTAGGGGCGGCTTAATCTGTGCGACAGGCTTGTTTCTCTATAGGAGCACCAACCTATGCAATACCCAGTAAATGATCAGTCCCTGACAATGACCAGTCGTGAAATTGCGGAAGTAACTGGTAAGCGCCATCCGGATGTAAAGCGCGACATAGAAACCATGATGGAACAGCTTCAGGAGGATGTGAGCAAATTTGCGCGCATCTATCTGGACAGTATGAACCGCAAGCAAACCGAGTACGTTCTTGATCGCGAGCATACCGAATGCCTTGTAACAGGGTACAGCGCATTGCTTCGCATGAAAGTTATCAAGCGAATGCATGAGCTTGAGGAGTCGGTACGCATCCCGCAAACACTGCCTGAAGCTCTCCGCCTTGCTGCTGATCTTGCAGAGCAAAAAGCAGAGCTTGAAAGCAAACTCGCAATTGCGGCACCAAAAGCTGATTTTGTTGATAGCTATGTCGAAGCTTCTGGCTCTATGGGTTTTCGTGAGGCAGCGAAGCTACTGAAGGTTAAAGAGACTGAGTTCCGTCTGTTTTTGATTGATAACGGCATCATGTACCGGCTGGCAGGAAAGCTTACGCCATATGCTCAACATCTGGATGCTGGGCGATTCACAGTGAAAACTGGCGAGAACCTGCACAACGGACACGCCTTTACTCAGGTTAAGTTCACGCCTAAAGGAATTCAGTGGATTGCTGGTCTGCTGGCAGCGGCCAACATGCAAGGAGCAGCATAATGAAAGAAAACACAGATAAAATTGTTGCAAGTTTAATCCAGAAAGCCATGAGCGGAGTCGACCAGGCTGTTGACTTCAGTAAGGCTCAATTGCCAGAGGTAATAGAGCAACTGATGCACTGGAAATTTGCATCATACAGCCTCAGGATTTTCACCGGCATTCTAATCATGACCGCCATGACCTTTGCATTTAAAAAGGCATGCCGGTGGCATGAAAGCACTGGAAAGGAAACAGCAGGCTTCGTTGGAATGGTGTCATCGGGAACCATCCTCCTTGCATCCTGTGTGATGCTTTTTGCCAACATTGGAAACCTGATACAACTATGGCTAGCTCCTAAGGTCTGGTTGATTGAGTACGCGGCACAGCTTATCAGTCAGAATTAGACGTTGAGAGCCTCTTTCACAACGGCTCTCATCACAGGGCGCATTCAAGCAGTGCGCCCGATGATGGTTGCCTACCATCTCCTGTGTCACGGTTAGCCACGCTGTGAAGCGTTGCGAAGCTGGTATGCATCAAAGCGCACCGCATGCGCTACTAAACATCGAACCAAACCCTTTGAAATGAGCCTTTGAGGAAGTCAGTTAGCGCTGGCGAGCCTTCGATGGGCTGATTTCCTATGGGGCAAAGGTTCATCTCAAAGAAAGGCATACGCAAAATGAAAATTCCAACTCAGCAATATTTGCATGAGGCGCTTAGCTACAACCCGAATGACGGACTCTTTCACTGGAAATTAAGGCCAGAGTCGCACTTTGCAACCAAAGCAGCTGCATCAGCCTGTAATAATCGTTATGCGGGAAAATTGGCTGGTAGGGTAGATAAGGGGCATGGCTACTGGCTTATTCATATTGATGGGGTGCAGTGCAGGGCTCACCGACTTGCTTGGATTTACATGCACGGCGATATCGACCCCGCGCTGCAAATTGACCATTTAAATCACAATCGAGCGGACAATAGGATTGAAAACCTACGGCTTGTGGCGAACGAAGAAAATCAGAAAAACCGTACGAAGCAGCGAAACAATAATAGTGGAGTGGTAGGAGTAGATTTCTATCAACCATTAAAAAAATGGCGGGCAAGAATTAACCACTGTGGTAAGCGCGTTGTTTTAGGTGTCGCTGAAACATTTCAGGAGGCAGTCGCTATGAGAAGGGCTGCTGAGCAAAAACTTGGATATCACCAAAACCACGGACAGTGATGATCCGGGCGGTTTTTTATTGGAGTAAACATGGCAAAGCTACGCATCACAGTAAGCGGTCTTGAATGGGCTAAGGACGATGGACTTCATCAGGCATCAGCTGAGGTCATCGTTAAGCAAGCCGGTAAAGAGATCGTCCGTGATGAGTTCTCCGGTAAATCAGCGGGACATTACACGCGCAGCTACGACATTGAGTCAGCTGGGGGTGATCTGCAGGTAACGTGGGAAACGGAAGCGCCTCACTTTGAGTGTAAGGCTGAAATCATCGAGACTGAGTGAGGGGTTACAATGGCGACAGAGCATAATGACCTGCACCGCCCGTACCCTCCGGTTGAGTTCGTTGAAGAGTTTGCACCCTATATCAAGCTCATCCCTGCTGCAGGCGTGCGTGATTGGGTCATAGAGCAAATCATCTGTGAATATGGTGTGCTGCATAACCCGGATCATCTCCACCTGCTTCAGGCAGACATTGCTTTCATGTGGGCGGCTACTGCATTCACTAAGCAGGGTCGCACGGTACTCGGCCAGGCAGAAGAGGTAATGATGCGCGCCGGTGGATGGCAAAAAGCCAGAATGGAGCAGCAGCTCTATGAATGGTTCGGTCACAAGCCCGACTACATCATTACGCTGGCCGGCGACTTCTGCTCACAGTGTAGCGACCTCGAGTTCTGCGCGCTGGTCGAGCATGAGCTTTATCACATCGCCCAGCAGACCGATGAATTCGGTGCGCCTAAGTTCACTCGAGAAGGTGACCCGAAACTCTGCATGCGTGGGCATGACGTAGAAGAGTTCACCGGCGTGGTTCGCCGCTATGGCGCCAGCGCTGATGTGCAGAACCTTATCGAGGCCGCCAGCCGACCGGCTGAAGTGGCAAACATCGACATAGCCAGGGCATGCGGAACATGCCTAATGAAACTGGCATAACTTTTAATCGCTTTGTCATGGAGGTGACCTGTGGCAGCTCTATCGACAGAGGTTAAAGCCTTCATCGTTCAGTCGCTCGCATGTTACGAAACACCCGCTAAGGTGATCGAGCTTGTAAAAGAGCATTTCAAGGTGATTGTCACGCGGCAGCAGGTATCAGCATATGACCCGGCCAACGCCATGGCGAAGAGCCTTAGTCAGAAGTGGGTCGACCTGTTTAACAGTACGCGCACCCGGTTCCAGACAGAAATATCCGACATCCCGATCGCCAACAAGGCGTATCGGCTGCGCACGCTCGACCGCATGGCTGCTAACACTGAGAAGATGCGTAACTTTGCGCTGACCGCTCAGCTTATCGAGCAGGCCGCGAAAGAGTGCGGCGACGCATATACCAATAAGCAGAAGGTGGAGCACACCGGGAAAGATGGCGGCCCCATCGAGTCGGCAACGCTGACGAAAGACGAATACAAGGCTGCCCGGCGGGAGATGCTGGAGGATGACGACTGCTGAGCAAAAGAATTACGCGCGACGCTTAGAGTGTGAGGAGGACGGGCTTTACTTCTCCCGCTATTTCTTCAAGCAGCGCACCGGCGGCAAGATGATTGTTGCACCTCATCACAGGGTGATACAGCAGACGCTGGACCGCGTGATAGACGGCGAGATAAAACGGCTGATCATCAACGTTCCGCCTGGTTACACCAAAACCGAACTGGCAACCATCAACATGATGGGGCGAGGGCTGGCACTGAACAGCCGCGCCCGCTTCATGCACTTGTCCTACTCGCATAACCTCGCGCTGCTGAATTCCTCAACCGCCCGCACCATGATCAAGTCGAAAGCTTATCAGGCGATGTGGCCCATGGAACTGCGCGACGATGCTGACAGCAAGGCAATGTGGTGGAACGAGCACGGCGGCGGTGTTTATGCATCGTCGGCTGCTGGTCAGGTTACCGGCTTTCGCGCCGGACACATGGAGCCAGGCTGGCAGGGCGCGCTGCTGATTGATGACCCGGTTAAGCCTGACGATGCCTACAGCGAAACAGTTCGCGGCGGCGTAAACAACCGGTTTAACGAAACCATCAAATCACGTCTTGCCGTTGAAACGACGCCGATGATCGTGATTATGCAGCGCATCCACTATCACGACCTGAGCGGCTATCTGCTGCGCGGTGGCAGCGGGGAGATGTGGCATCACCTCAATCTGCCGGTCATTATCGACAACAGCCAGTCTTACGCTGAGCAATACCCGGACAACACCCACGCAATACCGATTGAACACGGCCTGCCTGATGGCTGGCTGTGGCCGTTCAAGCACAACGAATCGCATCGCGTATCGCTGTTTTCTCACCGGCGGACCGTTGAAGCGCAGTACATGCAGAATCCAAAGCGTTTCAACGCCGAGGGCGCGCTGTGGGACGAGGAGATGATCAGCGCTGCGCATGAGATGCGTATCACCAAAGAGCTGACGCGTACCGTGGTTGCGGTCGATCCGCAGGCTACGAACAGTGAAGAGAGCGACGAGTCAGGCATCGTGGTTGCCAGCGTATACGGGAACGGCGATGAGAGGCAGTACAGCACTGACGCCGACTACAGCGGCAAGTATTCTCCCAACGGCTGGGCAACGCGCGCAATGCAGGCTTATAACGATCATAAGGCTGACGCGATCGTGATTGAAACCAACCAGGGCGGCGATATGGCTGAAGATACGCTGGTGAACGCCGGTTTTACCGGCAGGATCATTCGCGTGCATGCCAGTAAGGGCAAGTACGCCCGAGCTGAGCCAATATCAGCACTCTATGCGCAGGGCCGCGTAGCACATCGCGGCAGCCTTTACACGCTGGAAAACCAGCTGATGGAATATGTGCCAACCACCGCAAAGAAATCACCAGACAGGCTGGACGCAATGGTCTATGCCCTGACCGAATTAAGAGAGCCGCAGATCACTGGCATGTTGGTGCGTAAGCGCTGACGGAGGACAACGTGACACCAGATAAATTGAATGCGCTGTCCGTGGCAATTAACAGCCTGGCGGAGGGGCGCGCTCGTGCATTGTACGGGCAGTATGTTGGCAAATCGGGCAATACCAAACGCCAGCGCATCTATCAGGAGTTTGGCTACCCGAACCATCTGACCTTCGACGACTTCTACAACGCCTATGAGCGTAACGCTATTGCCGGCGCCGCAGTTAAACGAATGGCCGATGGCTGCTGGGAAGATTACCCGGAGGTGTTTGAGGGAGAGAAGTCGAAGGATGCCGAAGCCGAGTCTGAATGGGACAAAAAGCTGAAGCGCCTGCTCAAACGATGCTGGAAGCAAATCAAAGATGCCGATCGTCGGAACATGGTTGGCCGGTATTCAGCGCTGCTAATCCAGCTGCGCGATAGCGGGCGATGGAGTGAACCGGCCAATAAAACAGTTATTGGCAGAACGGCAGATAAGGCTCTGGTTAAGCTGATCCCGGTATGGGAATCGCAACTGGATGTCAGCGAGTGGGATGCCGACCCCGACAGCGAGACCTTCGGGCAGCCGAAAATGTACAACTTCACCGAGCTTCCGGTTGAAGGGCAGCAGGGCGGCGCACCGGCGCGACAGATTAGCATCCATCCTGATCGCGTGATTATCCTCGCTGAAGGTGCTGATGATGGTCTGCTGACCTCTGGCGTCCCTCTCCTGCGCCCCGGATACAACAAGCTGCTGGACATTGAGAAGGTATCAGGCGGCAGCTCTGAGGGATTCCTGAAGAATGCCAGCCGGCAGCTTAACTTCGCTTTCAGTGAGAAAACCGACTTCCGCGCGCTGGCAGCAGCCCTTGGCGTTGCGGATGGCGATCTTGCGGACGCGCTTAATGAACAGGTAGTCCGTCTTAACCAGAGTACTGACGCCGCAACGTTCATGCAGGCCGGTTCGGCCGAAGTGCTGTCAGTGGCCGCTGCCGATCCGGAGCCCACCTGGCGCACTTCGCTCAGCGAATTCTGCGCAACGATACCGATGCCGGTAAAAATACTCATTGGGCAGGTGACGGGTGAACGTGCATCCTCTGAGGATATGAAGGACTGGGCGCGAACCCGCATGTCTCGCCGCAACGGCTTCTTGTCCGATGTGATTGAAACGCTGGTGCGCCGATTCTGGGCTATCGGGCTAATCGCCCCGGCGGCCAATGATGAAATCACCGTCTCATGGTCTGATCTGCTGGCTCCTTCACAAGCTGACAGAATCGACAACATGGCGAAGATGGCTGATGTCGCCCAGAAAACGCAGCAGGCATTTGGCCGTTCCGCAGTGAAAGAGAACGAGATTCGCGCAGTTGGTGAGCTGCAAACTCTCCCTGAGTATGAGCCTCAGCAACCGCCCGATCCGAACAAAGCGCCCACAGGTAAGGACCCGCTGACTGATGACGAAACCACAGCTGATCCGAACGCCGGTAATACCCCGCAATAAAGCAGACCCGACACAGTCAGCCCGTCCGGTTAACCGGATGTTTCGCGACATTGAGGGGCGCTACTACCGCATCAAGGTGGCGCTTAAGCAGTTATTCGCTGAGCGACTAACCGGGCATGAGCGAGCCAGTAACCAGCAATCGCATGCGGTGCACGGAAATGTCATCTACCATGTGAATGCCGGGGCATATATCTACGACATGACGGCTACGCAACTGGCTGACCTCCTTCAGCGCGTGCAAATCATTCTGGATGATGCATTGCTGGAGGGAGGAAGCAACAACCTCTGGGCGCTGAGCTACGTGGCTGACGAGTATGAGCGCGGCACACATCAGGCATTCACTAACCTGTCTGTTCAGTCGCCGATATACGAGCAGCAAACCACGCTCCAGCAGCTTCTCAGTTCTCCGGCTTACCAGAATCAGGTCGCGGCTGCTTATGTCTCAACTTACAGCGACTGGCGACTGGAGTCGGACAGAGCTCGCGGTGATCTGGCAAACGTGATTTCTGACGCGGTAGGGCGAGGGATCAACCCGCGCGAGACAGCACGGATTATTAGTCAGCGGTTAGATGTCTCGATGGTCCGAGCCAAAAACATGGCACAGACAGAGCAGGTGGGCGCGCTGCGTGAGGCGCAATGGAATGAAACAGAATGGTCAAAAGAGCGGCTTGGCCTGAACACCGCCCTGTTGCATCTTTCTGCGCTAAAGCCAACAACACGAACCAGCCACGCTTTCTGGCATGGGAAGACGCGCACGGTTGAGGAAGTTCGTGAATGGTACAGCCGTGATGGCAACCGCTTTCACTGCTACTGCAGCCAGATACCGGTCATTCTTGATGACGATGGCAAGATCGTTAACGCGGGCATGGTCGAGAGGCTCACGAAAGAACGCCAAGAGTGGCTACAGGCCGCATAACTAATCACCCCATGAGGACACAGCATGAAGCGCAATCGCGTTAACGTGCTGACCGTCGTCAACTCCGCTTCAAACATCACTACCGAAACCATCGACGGCAAGCCACATATCGTGGTTCGCGGCATCACGCCCGTTGTCGACGACATCGTGATGAACCGGAAGTTGTACCCGGCAGCAGAAATTGAGAAGGCGTTTAACACGCTGGAGCGCAACCCGATGCCGCTGGGGCACCCCAAAGTGGACGGCAAGCACGTTTCGGCGCGCGATGTTCGCGCAGTCAACAACTACCACGTTGGCGCCTGGCTTCAAAACGTCAGCCATACAGACGGCAAAGTTACGGGCGATATGTACGTAGACCGCCGTTATGCCGAATCCAGTGAGAAGGGTAAACGCCTGATCAACCGCCTGGATGAAATGGCTGCCGGCACCAACTCCGACCCGATCCATATCTCTACCGGCCTGCTTTATTCCGGCATCGCCGCTAACGGCGAGTCGAAGGGCAAAAAGTACAACGAGATCGCCACCAACATGATGTTCGACCATGTTGCGGTGCTTCTCGATGAGCCGGGCGCAGGTACGCCAGATGAAGGCGTAGGCATCTTCGTTAACTCCGAGGGCGAAGATCAGCAGATCGAGATTGCCAGCCTCGCAGACGGCTCCAACTGCACGCAAGAGGGCATCGTCAATAAGGCGAAGTTCTTCTTCACCAATGCTTCAAATTTCAGCTTCGACGACATTCAGCGCGCCATCAGTGATCGGCTTCGTGAAGGCCGTGATGGCGACAACTGGCTATGGCCCGAAACGGTATGGCCGGACAGCTTTATCTACCGCGATGACACTCGCTATTTCAAACAGAAGTACCTCATCGACGATGACGGCTCAGCTCAATTCGTCGGCGAACCTGTAGAAGTCGTGCGCAAACCCACTGAGTACGAAATTAAAACCAACGGAGAAACAGATCCGATGAAAGACCTGATCGTTAATGCGCTGAAAGCAGCTGGTAAGCCGACCGAAGGCAAAACCGATGCCGAGCTGATGGACGCTTATAACCAGATGGCTGCTGAAAAATCAGCAGAGAAAAAAGAGACGCCTGAAGAAAAGGCCGCCCGTGAGAAGAAAGAGGCGGACGACAGGAAGGCGAAAGATACCGCAACCAACAGCGACGACATGCCAGCTTGGGCGAAGTTGCTCACTGAGCAGGTTAGCGCAATCAACAGCCAGATCAACGCAAATTCTGACAAAGAGAAGACTGAGAAACGCGCGGCTGTGAAGGCGAAGTTCGGTCTCGAAGACATGGCTGTTAACGCGCTGGACGGCGCCGCACTCGATGGTCTTTACGCGCAGTGCCAAACCTCCACCGGCCTGAATGGTTCTTTCCGCCAGGTCAACTCTAACCAGTCCCTCAGCGAAATGCCGGAGTAAAAAATGGCGAAAGATGGAAAGCATGTAATTCACGCTGGCGGCGTGTTCCCTAATCCGCTGCTTAATCGTGAAGGCGCAGCAGCTGCTGCAACAAAACCCGGCACCATCGGCTTCTTCGATGCTGGCAAATTTACAGCGTCAGCAGACGGCAACGAAGAAGCCATTCTGTATGTCGCTAACTATGACTATCTCCGCTGCCTGACTGTCGATGACAGCATTCCAGCAGGTGAGCTGGTTGTGGGCATCCAGCCAATGCCGGGCATGTTCCTGAACGTGCGCGCCGCTGCCGGCACCTACAAAAAGGGTCAGCCTCTCTCTGTTGCAAACGGCCAGGTCAAGGCGCAGGCCGATGGCGAATCTGTTCGCTGCTTTGTAGAAGAAGACAAGGCCTATACCACTGCTGCAGGTGACCTGCTGCGTGTCGTGATCAAGTAAGGAGCACCTGAATGTTTGTATTTTCCCGTTCCATTGGCGAGCGCACTGGCAACCTTGAGGTTAACCAGGCACAGTTTGCCGAATTGCAAATGGCGCGCAATGAAGGCGCTCAGGCTGCCGCCGACTTCCTCGGTCGTGTCCGCGGTATCCGTGAAGATGCCGGGCGCCTGAATGCGGTCAACGCAGTTGATGACATCCGCCGCCTTTACCGCGCATTTGATACCACCGTACTGGCGCAGTTTGAGCCCAACACGCAGTTCACTCTGCTGAACGACCTGATGCCGCTGTCGCGCTCTGTGCGCATCGAACAGTCTCGCTACGACTATGCGCGCACCGGCGGCCGTGGCTGGGCGCACACATCCATGAGCGGCCAGATTGGCGCGGCTCTTGACGCGAAGCCTTACACCTTCGACGGCACCATGGTCCCGATCCACGATTCAGGCTTTAAGTTCACCTGGCGTGACCCGATCTTCAACAGCCCGTCAGCACTTCAGTCTCAGGCTGATGCGCAGCGCGGTTCTGTTGAGGACGTGCAGCGCCAGTACGTTGACTACATGTTCAACGGGTTCCGTGACTCCGAAGGCAACTTTGTGCAGTTCGACGGTCTGACGTGGAAAGGTCTCAAAAATGACGAGCGCGTCGCACAGGTCACGCTGACCTTTAACTTCGCAACCAGCACTGACCCGGTAGCGCTGCGCACCAACGCCATCGCGTTGCGCGATGTGGTTCGCGTAACCAACAGCCAGTATGCGCCGCAGACCTGGTATGTCTCTGCCGAGATTATGTCGAACCTCGAGCGTTATTTCGACGTGAACGCTACCCGCACAGTGCTGGAAGAGCTGCTGAAGCTGTCCGGTATCGCTGCCATCAAAGAAGATGCGCAGTTGTCCGGCAACGAAATCCTGATCGTCCCGCTGACCGCAGGCGTTATCGCGCCGATCGTTGGTCAGGCGATTGGCACCGTTGCCGACCCGCGCCAGTTCTACAACAGCGATTACGTGTGGCGCACCTGGGGTGCAATGGGCCTGATGGTCAAGCAGGACATCAACAACAAGTTCTCCGTCATCCACGCCTCTTAAGGAGCAGCTAATGGCACTCGTGAAAATCCTGAGCTCTAACCTTTTCGCCGGTGCCGGTTTCCAGAAGCTGGAGACCGGTAAGGTTTATGACGTTGATAAAGCAATCGCTGAAAAGTGGATTGCGGGCGGCAAAGCTGAAGCATCCAAAGAGAAGGGAGAGGCGCTGCAGTTTGAAGTGGCGACTCCTTCTGCACCTGTTTCCGCTGATACCTCAGCGCTGCAGACGCAGCTTAATGACGCGCTGGAGCAGCTGAAGCAGGCTCAGTCCGATGCTGACACTAAAGATAAAGAGCACGCCGACGCGCTGGAGCAGCTGAAGCAAGCCCACGCTGAAGAGTTGGCAACGGCAAACAAACGCGCTGAAGCAGCGGAAGCCGCGCTAACTGAAGCAACCAAGAAGGCGAAATAACCATGGCAGCCCAAATCACGCTTGATGACGTAAAGCCGCTGATAGCTGAACTGGGCTTCACGGTTCCTGATGCATTGCTTCAACTGCTGATCGAGCAAGTCACTGCAGCGTCTGCCTGTATGGACGGGGCGGGCTACTCCGAAAGCCTGCAAAAGCTGTTGCTCATCTATGCAGCCGCGCGACTGGCCGCCCTGTCCGGTGCCCGTAAAATCTCTTCACAGTCTGCACCATCTGGGGCTTCTCGCTCTTTTATCTATGATTCTGCGGGGACAGATTATCTGTACACGCAGATCCTTGGCTGGGATAAAAACGGCTGTCTGTCCGGGCTTCCTCTGTCAGGAGTAAAGGTCGGGCTGTTCATGGTTGTGGGTGGATGCTGATGTCATGGATTCTTGCTGCACAGAGGCTGCCTAAGCCGTTTAACCGCGTCTGGCTGAAAACCTCATGCGGCCGGCAGACAACCGGCTACGTGAACAGCAACGGTGAATGGGTGTTTAACTGCAAGCGCATCGCCGCCGAGAATCCCACTGTAACGAGCTGGAGAGAGTAGCGATGTCCGAGCTAGCACGCTGGTCTTATACCGGCAAAGCGACGTTCTGGAAGCGGTTGGTGGGTCAGAATGAGTATGGTGACCCGCTTGGTTACGCTGCGCCAGTAGTCATCGATTGCGGCTACGAGGGCGGCCTGAGCAAGCGTCTTGGCAGTCTAGGTGCTGAGCGTGTTGTAAAAAACACGTTCTGGACTGAGTTTGCTGGCGCCGATACTGGAGATTACATCCTGATCGGTGTCTCTTCTGAGCCGAATCCGCTGAAAGCCGGCGCCGATGAAGTGATGCAGGCTGTGCGCTTCGAAGATACCTTCGACCGCCTGGCGGATGACTTCGCGATCATTACGGGGGCATAGCATGGGCGTGAAGGTTAAAGGCATCCAGCAAGCTCAGCGGAACATGAATGCGCTGATCAATGATATTGAGGGAAGAAAGATTGTCAGAGCCCTCAAATCCGCAACGATAATTATTGGCAGCGAGGCGGCAATACTAACCCCGCGGGATACGTCAACCCTCATCAACTCGCAGTACACCGAATTGCTGCCGCAGGGCAGTAAAATCATCGGGAGAATTGGATATACCGCCAGTTACGCGGCGGCAGTTCATAACGCCTCGGGCAAGTTGAAAGGCCAGCCGAGGGCTCATTTCGGCAGGACAGCAAATCACTCTGAGTTTGGACCAAAGCGTTCGGTTGAATTCGGCGGCGGTACAGGCGTCGGTAATTATTGGGATCCTAATGCCGAGCCCCAGTTTTTGCTGAAGGGCGCCGTAAAAGCTAAAGATACCGTTGATGCTGTCATGAAAAAGGAGCTTAAACTGTGACGCCTCCTATGCATACGCGGGTCCGAAATTACTTCGCTAATGCCGGGTTGGCTGATGGTTTCACAATTCAGCAGCTGGTCTGGTCGGACAGTGAGAACCTTGCTGAAGCGTTCATCGTCTTTCGCCCTAACGGCGGCTCAGCAGTACGAAATGGCCTTGGCGCTGAGTATTACGTGATGGTCGACGTGATCGGCGCAAAGGGCGCTAATGGCGCAGCTGATACCACAGTACAGAACATCATTGACTACGTGCAACAGCACCCCATGGCTGATGAATGCGTTGGCTACCTCGAAAACCTCGGCGGCATTCCTGCTCCCGTTCTCACTACCGAAGGCCGCCTGGTCTATCGGCTCCAGTTTGTCGCCACATTCGGCGCTTAACTAAACGTCCAAGAGGATAGAAATATGGCAGATTGCCAGAACAGCAACGAACGTTTGTTCGGTGGCGCCGTTGTGCTTGAAGTGGCTGACGGCTGCAGCGATGCGCTCCCGCAAGAGTCAGAGTGGAAAGCGCTTGCCGCCGGCACAAGCAAAGGTTTCGACTTCAGCCCTAACAGCGTCACCAGTGATGCAGACGATGGTAAAGGTTACGTTGAGACGATCGTCACCAACTCGGATTTCACCATCAGCTTTGAAGGTGAAGTGCGTAAGAAAGACAAGCTGGACCAGTATGGTATTGGCCGCTTCATCAAGTATTACCACACCGAAATCAGTAACCGCCGCCAGCCCGGCATCTGGGTGCGTCTCGAATATGGTCCGGTAACTTTCATCGGCTATATGAACATTACTGCTCTCAGCTCTGACGGCGGCACAAATGACATCGTGTCACTGACCACTGAGTTCAAGGTGGGCGATGCCAGCACCATTCAGGTTATCGACACCGATGAGACCGTACCGGCTACCGGCGTGACCGTGACCCCGGCGACTGCAAGCCTGGTTGTTGGCGCAACCCGCCAGCTGACCGGCGCAGTTCAGCCGACCGACGCTACCGATCGCACCGGCACCTGGACCACTTCAGACGCATCGAAGGCCACTGTCAGCAGCACCGGTCTCGTCACCGCATTAGCGGCTGGCTCGGCGACAATCACGTTCAAATCCAATGACGGCAACTTTACCGGCACCTGTGCGGTTACCGTTACCGCTTCGTAACCATTCCAAGGGGCGGCGTGCTGCCCCTGATAATGCTTATGGAGAGCGTATGACCCCTTACAAAGAAATTGGCGAGTGCCTGATATCGCTGGGTGAACGTGACTACTTTTTCCGGCCCTCATTCGCAAACATGATGCGAATTGGTGATCCTGCTGCGATTGTTCAGGCATTTTATGACCTGCACAACGATGAATACGCCTCATTGGTAAAGCGCTCAGTTGCAGCGTACGGCGGCGTTCCTCAGTGGCTGATGAGCTACATTGCCCGGCCACAGTTCAATAAGAATGTGGTCTACTCAGCGATGAATGTGCTGTCAGCTTGCTGTGATGAAGACATCACTGATCTGGTCGGAGAGCTACGCCCCGGGAAGTCTGGGAAATGGCTGTTTGTGTACCGCAAAGGCGCAATGCCGGTAAGTGACATGGTTTTGATCGCACAGTCTCTGATTCAGCATGGAATCATCGGGAAGGCAAAAGTAAGGCGGTTGCAAAAGCATGAAGGAGCCAGCACTTCATCTGAGTTCAACGCCTTCGAGTACATCAGTGCTGCTCGCACACACCTCGGCATGAGCCGTGAAGAGGCCGAGCAGCTGACGATGACAGAGTTTCAGATGATGCTAGCTGCGAAGTTCCCTGAACAAAAGGGCTTCACGAAAGAAGAGTATGAGCAAGTAGCTGATGACTATCTGGCGAGGAAGGCGAGGAAGTTGGCCAAGGCGGCATAAGCCGCCGGGTTAAGATTGTGTCTCATTGTCTTGGGAGTTGTAATATGTGTTTAGAAAATAGTTCAAATGATCCCACATCCATGCTGCAACCTCATGGTTCGGAGAGCGAAACACTAAAGTCACTTTCTGATAGGTTTGACCATAAATCTCCAAAGGGGTCAGTTCCCACACGAGGCAATTACGAGCATATTGAGTGGCCTCTGAAGGGTTTTCCGCCTGCGCAGAAACCATAGCTTTATGAAGATATCTGTAAAAATCTTCATCTAAATGGTGAAGCAAGCTTCTAAGCTTGACTGGCGCCTCTGGCCTAAGAGTAAAGTCAACATACCCAAAAAGAGGTTTTCCATCCTCTTGCCCCCAGACACATCCTAACGTCATGAACAATCTGTCTGGCTTATTTGTTTCCTCAATGAACTCCTTGAGCCATGCAGCGCCCTCAAGTTCGTGTATCTCATTTATTCTGTGCGGCTCTTTAATTAGGTCAATGCCGCCGTTATTGATATCTCCATTCTCGCGTACGGCAGGGCGGTAGGGAAATTTAACGAAATGGTCGTTATGGCTGCTGTCTTCCATGTGATCATCCTGTGGTTAGTCTGCTCAAAGATTATCGCAGAGGAATGCCTTCTCCCATCCTGACATATGATCAGTGCTTATGGTTTTGCATTGTCTTGCGTCCACTCCATGCTAGGATTTATCCCACTGTTACTTATGGGGATAGGGATATGGAGCTACAGGGTTTTGCTCCTCAAAAGGTCGCATGGTTCAGGGATTGGGTGCTGAAAAAGAACTTCTTAAAAGTCGTCGATTTGCACATTACCCTAACCGGGGCTGTTCAAAATCATTACCGCCTGCGTGCAGATGAAAAGCATCTCAGGATTGCAATCAGCGCCTGTGAATACATGGTCAGCATTTCGGACATCGTGATGGATGCTCTGATTGCGCAGGCCCATTACCAGATTTACGAATACGAGCAGATCATTGGCCCGTACCCTCATCCCAGAACTTTCGTCAGACCAACGAATGTCGGCTATGACCAATTAGGTGTTCTATTACGGCGTTATAAGAAGGCCGAAAGAGATGCTACCCTGAAAGAGAAAATGCTCTCTGAAGGTTGGAAGGGAGGGACGATAAACCTTTCCGAAGTCAAAGGTCGATACTTCTTACATCAAAAAGGATAAGGGTATGAAGAAACTGATTTTGGGTGCAATGACCATAGTGGCGGCCACAACAGCGGCCAACAAGCCGCCTTACAAGTTGCACGTACCGTCAGATCCCAATGCGACCTATACCGTGCTGGAAATAGGAGCCAAAGGCAACCTCGCCACAATCATTACTAAGCGAGAAGGCAAATCGGGTACAACTTATTCTCAACGCGCCTACGATTGCAGCGCCAAAAAGGTTATGTATTTGGGTTCTGGCGAGACTTTAGGAGACATGCATTCATCTAAACCAGATGACCACCTGTCACCAATAGTTGGTGGCTCAATTGCAGATTATGTTGGCAATGAAGCCTGCAGCTAAAACTTAATCATTTATACATCAACCCGCTTCGGCGGGTTTTTTATTGCCCGGAGATCGTAATGTCAGAGAAAGTTGGAGAAATTTACTACGATGTTGGCGCTGACATTGCTCCATTGCTGCAAGGTTCAACGCAAGCCAAAGCGGCACTTGACTCCATGGGTAAAGGTGCAGATAAGGCTTCAAATAGTATGGATGGCCTTGAGCGTTCTGCGCAGAAAACAGGAAAAGCGGTCGCGCGATCTGCCAATGACGCCAGCCAGGCTTCTAAGGTTATGGAGTCACTTGGAAACCAAGTAGCAATACTCGAGGAAAAGCAGCAAAACGGCGCAAGGGCCGCTGTTATTTTAGCAGCTGAGCTTCAGGCAGGATCTCAGGCTACTGCATCACAAAGAAAAGAGATTGCATCGCTAGCTGGCCAACTTTATGACCTCAAGAGCGCTCAAGATGCCGCTTCTTCATCAACCGAGAAGGCGACCGCTTCATCCGGCAGGATGGAGATGATGATGAACAGAGTTGGATTGGCGATAGCAGGTGCTTTTACGTTGCAAGCTGCCGGTCGCATCATTTCTATAGCGGATCAGATGTCCATTCTTCAGGCTAGGGTTGAACGGCTTTCTCCTTCAATTGAAGTTGCAAGGAGCACCATGGCCAGTTTAAGCGCTATCGCAGCTCAAACTGGCAGCAGCCTCGATGATACGGAAAGGCTATGGGAAAAATTAACTCAGTCATTGAAATCTGCAGGCGTATCAAATTCTCAGGTCCTCGCCCTTACAGAAACACTCCAAAAAATAGGCACTGTTGGCGGCTCATCCAGTGAAGAGATGAGCTTAGCCCTACGGCAATTTGGACAGTCTCTGGATGGCGGAATTATCCGGGCGGAGGAATTTAACTCGATTATTGAGCAGATGCCGGAACTGGCGCGCCAGATGGCAGCCGGTTTAGGCATATCTGTTGGTGATTTACGTAAGAGGATGCTCGAGAGCAAGTTAACAGCAGAGGATGCTCTGAATGCCATAAGATCCCAGGCTGGGAAGGTGAGTGAAGAATTCGACAAAATGCCTTCAAGCGTCGAACGCGCTAAGAACTCACTGGATGTTGCATTTAAAAACGTGATTTCAGATTTGAATGAATCCATTGGGCTGACCAGGTCTCTAGCCGGTGCCATGACCCAGCTTTCAAACAACCTGAATTACTTCAACAAGAACGCTGGGGACGCTGGAAGGCTTCCTAAGCTTCTTGAACTACAAAAGCAATACACAAGCGAGGTCCAGGAAGGGCAAAAGTGGTGGGAGACGCAGTCTGTTTACCAGCAGCGAGTAGGTCAGGCGACATTTAATCTAAAAAATACGGAAGCTGAGATCAGAAGCATTCGTGCAGCCTCCACAAAAGAACTTGAAAGCCAGTCAAAGATCGTAATCCCACAATCCACGACTGACAGCAAAGAAGCCAAGGATCTGGAGAAGAAGTCACAACGACGCCTTGAACTATCGAAACTTGAAGGTCAGGCGAAGGCAAGACTGCAAGCTCAATATGATGCTGAAGATGCCGGCATAACTGACAGTAAGCGCGTGAAAGCGCTGCAGGATGAATATGCGGCCACAGAGAAAAATACATCTGCAACCAAAGCTGGGAATGCAGAAGCGAGAAGGTCAGCGTCACAAGCAGAATCGGTAACCCAAAAACTTGAGGCGCTCAGAGCAAAGTCAGAGCAGGTAGGCGATACGACCAAAGAACTGTCGCGAGCTCAAGCGATACTGGCTGCGGAGCAATCGCTGGGTAAAGGCGCTACCGATACTCAGATAGAGCAGGCCGGAAAGTATGCGGCAAAGATTTGGGATCAAAACAACGCCCTTAAGCAACAGGCCCAAATAAAGCAGGGCATGAAGTTCGCTCAGCAGGAGATTGCTGCATCTGAGGTTATGCCCGATGCCAGATCGGGTGCAGTGCAGAATCCAACAGCTCAGATTGACCTGCAGGAACAGCAGAAACTTGAGGCGCTAGCCAAATATCAGGCTCTTGATGTGCAGAACGCGCAGCTCTATGAGGACGCCAAAACTGCCATTCAGCGCCAGGCGGCCAATGCACGTCAGCAGATAGCAGAAAACGAAGCGAACATGCAGTCGCAGGCGATATCTTCAATCATTGGCTCGGTGTCACAGGGATTCGATGGGCTGGCCAATCTGGCTGCTGGTGCTGCAGGAAAAAGCAGTGGCGCTTATCAGGCTATGTTCGCGCTGAGCAAAGGATTTGCAGTTGCGCAGGCAGCTTTGAACCTGCAGCTTGCCATCTCGCAGGCAATGGCTGACCCAACAGCATTAACTCCGGCGCAGAAGTTCGCTAACTACGCTGCGATAGCCAGTGCTGGTGCGTCTCTTCTTTCAAGTATCGGTAGCATATCTTATGGTGGTGGGCGTGAGCATGGCGGCCCTGTTAATGCCAGCAGCATGTACCGCGTAGGCGAAGGCGGCAAGCCTGAAATCTTTAAAGCCAGTAATGGTAGCCAGTACATGATTCCCGGAGACAACGGCAAGGTTATCAGTAATAGCGACCTTAGTGGGATGGGTGGCGGCGCTGCTATTAATCAGGAAGTGCATTTCCATATCCAGACCACCAACGGCATCGACGACGCCACCATGCAGAAAATGGCTGGCATGATGAAACAGGTAGCGCTCTATCAGATGAAAGACCAGACGCGACCTGGTGGAATCCTCGGCCCCCGCAAATAACAGGAAATCCCATGGCAGAAACTTTCATCTGGAGCCCACAAAAGGGCTTCACGGTTTCGCGCGCGCCAAATGTGGCAGTAGTGAAACTTGGCGACGGCTATGAGCAACGGCAGACCAAAGGCATAAACCCGCTGATGGACAGCTACTCGCTGACGTTTGTCGGGTATGACGATGCAAAGTGTTCCCGGCCTAACGTGGCAAAAGCCGCAGAAGCATTTCTGAAAGCGAGAATGGCCGTTGAGGCGTTTTACTGGACTCCTTCAGATACGGGCGTGCAGAAGCTATTCGTTTGCCGATCCTGGTCGCTGCAGAAAACGGGAAGTGTTGACCAGTTAACCGCGACGTTTGAACAGGTTCCACGATGAGAGACATACCAGCTGAACTCATTATCGAGAGTGTTGATGCCGGGGTTGGCGCGATGCTCGATCTGTTCGAGGTGGACCTGCATTCGTTTGGCGGTGACGTTATACGCTTTCACGCTGGAACGAACGGTTATTACAACGATGTGATATGGCAGGGTCGGGCTTACTCAGCTTACCCGATCGCCGTCGAAGGTTTCGAAACGAAGTCAGAAGGCACATATTCGCGCCCGACGATGAAGGTAGCGAACATCACCGGCCTGATTACCGGCATCAACCACGATTTCGATGACGCTCTGGGCGCCGTTGTAACTCGCCGGCAGGTACTTGTGAAGCATCTCGACGCGGTGAACTTCCCTAACGGGAACGCCGATGCCGATCCGACCATGGAGGCCGTTTCGCGCTACGTCATTGAGGAGATAGCTGAAGAGACCTTCGAAACGGTGACCTACAACCTGGCAACGCCGGTCGACTGCGACAACGCGATCATCCCGGCCCGCACTATCCTCGCAGACGTGTGTCAGTGGGTTTACCGCGGCGACGGTTGCGGCTATTCCGGCCCGGCTGTAGCTGACGAGAAAGACAATCCAACCTCCGATATGTCGAAAGACAAATGCTCAAAGCACCTTAGCGGCTGCGAGTTTCGGTATCCGAAACCGAGTGCAAAGCCCTACGGCGGCTACCCCGGATCAGCAAAGGTGTCATGATGATTGAAAGTGAATGCCTGGCTTACGCCGCTTCGTCCGGCGATGAGGTCTGCGGTCTGATTATTGACGGTCAGCAGCTGTGGCGATGCCGCAATGCGCATTCTGATCCGGCGCGTAACTTCAGAATTGACGATGCGGACTGGCTTGAAGCAGAAGCGGCGGGAGAAATCACCGCCGTTTTTCATTCTCATCCTGATCCGAAACTGGTTCTTTCTGCTGCCGATCGCAGCGCGCAGTTGGCTTCCGGCATCGACTGGTGGTTAGCCAGCGATGGCCGCCTTCGCAAATTCCGTCCGGTGCCGCACCTGCTGGGGCGACGCTTCGAGCACGGCGTGACGGACTGCTACACGCTTTTTCGCGACGCCTATCATCTCTGCGGCATCGATCTGCCTGACTTCGAGCGAAGCAACGGCTGGTGGGTCCGCGGCGAAAACCTTTACCTGAAAAACATGGCGGCCAACGGCTTCAGTGAAGTCGGCTTTGAGGCCATCCAGCCCGGCGACGTAATCATCAGGCGCGCTTTTCCTGAGTGCGACCCGTGTCACGCGATGATCTGGCTGGGTGAAAACACCATCCTGCATCACGAAGTGCATGGCCGGTTAAGCCGCCGCGAGCCACTTCGTCAGCTTCACGTTCCTCTTATTCACTCCATCTGGAGACACGAACAATGCTCACTTTTGGATTTGCGGGGAATTTACGACGACATTTCCGCCAGATCGATTTGAACGTCGACACGCCGGCGCAGGGGCTTCGCCTGCTTTTAGCACAGTGCCCTGATTTCAAGCGCGACTTCTACCAGACCCGGCTGCGCATGCGCATAGACGGCAGCGACATTTCCGGCGACACCCTCGAATTTCACATGAACCGCCACTTAAAAGACGGCGCCAGGGTGCTTTTCGTTCCGGTTGTTGAAGGCTCAATTACTGCGGTGGCCGCGACATGGATCATGGTCGCAGTGACAGTCGCATCGGTGGCTTACTCGCTTTATATGACCTCGCATATGAAGACGAGAACATCAGCAGATCAGGACACCAACTCCATCACAAACAACTCTTTTACCAGTGCAGAAAACCGAATTGGGCAGGGCCGACCAGTGCCACTTCTGCTGGGTGAGATGGTCGTAGGCAGCAACGTTATCAGTCTCGGTATCGACACTACCAACAATCAGGACTGGGACATTTCAATTAGCTAAGGTGACAGCATGAGTTCAGGCGGCGGTGGCGGCAGCACTCCAAAATTAATCGACGATAACCTCAAGTCAAAGCAGTTCCTCCGCGTTCTTGACCTTATCTCAGAAGGGCCGATTTACGGCCCGGTAGACCAGAGTCATCTTTCCTCTTTCATGCTTAACGACACGCCTGTAACTGATGCTGCAGGCGGGATAACGATTAATGGGGTGAGCGTTGCCTGGCGCCCCGGAACGGCATCACAGGCGCCAATTAATGGATTCAATACGGTTGAAGCCACAACGGTCGTTAATACTGCTGTAACGCAGTCAACGCCTCTTGTTCGCACCGTGACAGATACTGATGTTGATCGCGTACGTATGAACATCGGCGTCTCCGGACTGGTTGAACAGGACACAAAAGGCAACCAGAATGAAACCACCGTATCCATGGTTATCGAGACTCGAGTGGGTGCCGGGTCATGGCAAATACAGAAGACAGTAACCATCCGTGGCAAACAATCCGGTGAGTACCTTGAAGCCCACCTTATTGATGCTCCTCAGACGAAGCCTTTTGATATCCGCCTGCGTCGCATCACACCAGACAGCACCAGTGATTTACTGACCAACGGGACTATCTGGAACAGCTACACGGAAATTACTGACGATAACCTCTCTTACCCCTATGCGGCCATTGCCGGCTGCGTGGTAGACCGTGACCAGTACACCGATACGCCAACACGCACCTATCACCTGCGCGGCCTGATTGTCGATGTGCCGGATAACTATGACCCGATCGCGCGCACTTACGCTGGCATATGGACGGGCGGTTTCAAGTCAGCCTGGACGAATAACCCCGCGTGGATCTTCCGGGCGCTGGTTAAAAACACTCGTTACGGCCTGGCGAAGCGCGCAGGCTATATCGACGTCGATGACGGCAGCCTTTATGTGCTATCGCAGTTCTGCGATCAGCTGGTCGATGATGGCTACGGCGGCAAAGAGCCTCGCTTTATGCTCAACGCCTACATCACCGAGCAGAAGAGTGCGCGCGAGCTGCTTGACGACATCGCCGGGATGTTCCGTGGCATTGCTCTGTGGGACGGCATGCGCTTTTCCGTGATGCTGGACAACCCGCAGGACCCGGTCGCCTCGATCACCAATGCAAACATTGTAGACGGCCTGTTCACCTACAGTGCGATGAAGCGCTCAGAGCGCTATAACGCTGTCATCGTATCCTGGACCGACCCGAACAACGGCTGGGCGCAGGTGAAAGAGTACGTTTCCGACGATGCGCTCATTGACCGCTACGGCTATAACGAAACCACCATGGAGGCCTTTGGCTGTACGTCGCGTGGACAGGCGTTTCGTACAGGCAAATGGCTGATTGAGACTGCAAAGCGAGAAACCAAGAAAACCACGTTCAAGATGGCACGCGAAGCTATCCGCTTTATCCCCGGCGATGTTGTCGAGGTTCTCGATAACAAGCATGCTGCGACCCGACTTGGCGGCAGGATCATTTCCCATGCAGGTGGGTCCATCACGGTAGACGCTGACATCTCTGAACTGGCTGGCGCTGGCGACAAAATGTCGCTGATGGGTTTAGACGGCAAATTCGTGAAGTATGAAATAGCCAGCGTTGCAGGCCGCGTTATCACGCTGAAATCTGCGCCTGCCTGGGTAAGAGATGGCACAGTGTTCGTCATCTCAACGGGTGAAGTCGCACCGCGGCTATTCCGCATCATGGGTATCTCCGAGGATGACAACAACTCGGTGTACAGCATCACGGCTACGCTGCATGATCCGAATAAGCAGGCAGTAGTTGATGACGGCGCCGTATTCGAAATGCCCAACGATACGCTGAACGGGTATCGCGTCCCGAACATCGAAAATCTGCGGATCATCAATACGAACAGTGAAACCGTCCAGGTAACAGCGACGTGGGAAACGGCAACGCTCACGAAGAAAATCGTGTTCGAGCTCTACGTTTACACTACTGACGGCAGAGTGGTAGCGCAGTACGAAACGGATCAGTTCCGGTACGAATTTTATGGCCTGGATGCAGGTAATTACACGCTGGGTGTGCGCGGCCGCAATGAGAACGGCATGAAGGGAGCGGAAACGCAGGTCAGCCTGGTTATCGGAGCGCCAGCGGCACCGACTTTTGTGCAGTGGAACCCTGGCATCTTTTCTGCAGACATCGTTCCTGTAATGAGCGTCAGCGCGACAACTGACACGACCTTTGAGTTCTGGTTCACCGGAGAAGTGCCAGCAACCAGCATCGGCAATGTGGAGAATGAAGCGCAGTTTCTGGGGCGTGCTTCACAGTGGACACTGCACGGGCTCAAGGCTGACAAGACCTATTACATGTACGTACGCACTAAAAATGCTTTTGGTGTGTCGGCTTTTGTTCAGGTTTCAGGTCAGGCTTCAGCGGATATACCGGGAATGCTTGAGTATATAGATGAAGCAATCAGGAATTCAGATGCTTTTGAAAACCTGTCCGGCCAGATAGATAACAATATTGAAGGAATGCTTCAAAATGCCCTTAATAGTGATGCTTCAGTAGATCACCAGTTCCGCCAGTTCGGGGAGGTTCGTGCTGACATCATTACCATACGCACGACTGTCGCTGACGTTTCGCAGGCGATGGCTCAACTGGAGACACAGGTTCAGGCTCAATATGGTGAATTAAGCGCTGCGGTAAATGAGAAACTGACGGCAACTGTCACGGACAACGGGACAGCCAAAGCGTCTTATACATTGCGCGTCGGCATTAACCGCTCAGGCCAATATTACGGGGCAGGAATGGCGATCGGAATTGAGCCGTCAGGAGGCGCTTACAAGTCTACGCTGGCTTTTAATGCCGATCAGTTTGGTATCTACACTGGTAGTGACCCCGGTAATTACCAGATGGCGTTCGCTGCAATAAACGGTCAAATATTCATAAACGACGCATTTATCAATTATGCCTCCATAAAACTTGCAAAGATTGGTTCATTTTATTCATCTAATTACATTGCAGGCCAGACAGGAACAATTATGAAATCGGATGGATCATTCGAATTTAACGGGGCAGTACCGGGTCAGGGCAGGTTTGTCTTGAATGGAGCCCGCATGGTCTGGTACAACACAAATAACCAGCCAACGGCTGTTTTTGGAGCGGCGTTATAATGGCAGGAGGATTTCAGACATTCATTAACGGCACCTCGTTCGATGCCGTAAACTCCATGTCTTATAACTTCATCGCGGACGTGGCAACGATATCCGGCACAAGCAGCAAAACATACAACTTTGCCGGATTTAACCTGAGTGCGGCAATAATAGGCGGTCGTACTTCGGCAGGGGGGCAGCAGATAACATATGGGGTATCTGTTTCCGGACAGACGGTATCATGGAGCGGGGTAGACACTGCATCAAAATTGATTGTAACGGCAACTGCTGCCACAACACTAAATTATGCAGGTTTCGTTTATAACGATTATTCTGTAAGCCCGCCGGTATTTAAGTTGGCACCGAATTTTACTCCTTTTAACCTGGTGCAGGTTATAGACTTAACTCCTGGCTTTGACCAGATTGTGCAGACCAATGTCCCGGCCACCATGTCGATGGTAGCTTTTCACAGGAGCACCGCCGGATCTGGTTTCGATCATGTCTGGTGGTATGAAATAAACCAGAACGGATACTGGGCTTTGCAATTTCGTCCTAACTTTGGATCCGCTATGGGACCGACGCGAATCTACGTTTTTGCAAAGATGATGGTGAATGTGCCGCCGGGCGGCTTCTTCATGTATAACAATGGAGTTATGGTCTGGCACAGCAACTGCCTGCCATTGCAGATGCAGACTGGATCAACAACCAATGCAGGTCAGCCCGTAGCAATTACGCCAGGTGTTTCTGTAGTGTTATCTATACCCAGTGACCCTGCGTTCCCGAACATTGGCACTCGCCGTTACAACTGTTACAGCGCAGGAATAAACACTTCGGGGAACTGGGAGGCCTCAGGCGGGGATATATACGCATCCGCATTTTATAATAACCCGTCTAACACAGGCTTACCGCCGAGTTACTCGTGCGGACCGCCTGGGTTCATTTATACAAATGCATACGACAGCTACTACCGGCAGGCTCTAGGGGTGTAACTTGTCGCACGAGGACGTGTCAACAAACTGTGATTTATCTGCCCATGTGTAGAAAGGGTTTCCAGCAAGATACCTTTCTTCTTCCATCTTGAATACAGCTATATCGTATTTCTGTTTATAAATTACCGCCTTGTTATAGCAAAGGGGAGGGTTGTTAGATACGCAACCTACCAAAGACATTGCAACACAAATGATAGTAATTACCTTTTTCATTTAGATATCCTTTTTTGATTATGTGCTGATTATAAATCATGCACAGATTGGCTGATGAAGTGAATAAGTAAGATTTTCGAATTTATTTTGCCAAATCAAACTAACTGGAAACCATTCCAAATAAACCCGACCACTGTGCCGGGTTTTTTATTGTCCGGAGAAAAATATGCCAGCAGGCACTATTACCCTAACCAATAATTCAGCCACTGTTACAGGCTCAGGGACGAGCTTTACATCCGAGCTGAAGCCGAATGACTTCATCGTCGCTGTAGTAGGTGGAGTAACTTATACACTGGGTGTTCAGTCTGTGAATTCGGCTACCAGCGTGACACTCATTACAGCTTATGGCGGCCCAACCACCTCTGCGCTGGCGTGGACGCCAGTACCAAACGCGGCATTAGTAGGAATTACGGCTCAGGTAGCTGCAGATGTAGCTAAGGCTATTCGTGGGCTTAATCTGGATAAAGCAAACTGGCAACAAGTATTCAGTGCATCAGGCAACATCACGGTCACGCTGCCGGATGGCAGCGCTTATAGCGGGCCGTCGTGGGGAGGTATTACTTCTTCATTAAACAACAAGGCAAATACGGCGGATGTTTTAACCAAATCTGACAACCTGAGCAGTCTGACAGATAAGGCGGCGGCCCGTACAAACCTTGGACTGGGTGACAGTGCAACGCGTAACATCGGAACGTCACCAACCTCTGTTGCGTCTGGTGATGACTCGCGCCTGGGAACGTTGAACAATAAAACAGGAGGCATAGTTTCTTCTGTAATAACTCAATATTCTACAAGTTCTCAAGGTGTGATTCAGGCTCTTTCAAGTTACAGGCCGAACTCAAGCGCGGGACAAACGAATACTTTTGGCAGGATGACTGTAGGGCAGGGAACTAATGCAGCGTCATCCAATGCAGTTAACTTCAACTTTGTTGAACTAGTGGGTAGCTATTTTTACTTAGATTTAGGGGTTTACGCTGGTGGAATTGGCTATGGTTGGCACTTCAGGCAGGGAGGCAATGCATATGCGACGAGTGGAAGCTGGATTAATTCATCTGACTCCAGATTGAAAGGGGATCAAAAGGTAATATGTCCAGACGAGGATATTTTGGACAATGAAGACTTCTTAGCTATTCGCGGTCTTACCTGGAACCGCCTTGATGGAGAGAACTCACCTGGAGTGGGTCTCTTAGCGCAAGCTGTTGGTAAATTAATACCTCAAGCGGTAACAACTGACGCCGGAGTTAAAAAGAAATTGTCAGATGGCACCACAATAAAAGACCCATTGTTTTTAGACACCGCCGGGGCTGCGGCCGCGATGCAGCAGGAGGCAATATTGAGCCTCACTAAGCGGCTAAAAGCGTTGGAGCAAGACAATAAGCAGAAGGATGATGCCCTTTCTGAAATTTTTGCTCGAATGAAGGCTATTGACGGGCTCGATGCATAAAAAAGCCCCGGCGACGGGGCAGAGGTATACCGCGCCTTTCTGAGCAGGCTGCGGGGTGGTTACCCAAAGCCTAGCTCGTCAGGCATCACATGACAAAACAAACCCTTCCCGCTTGCAGAAAATTGCACTAAATATTACTGTTTTTATATACAGTAATTTCATAGGTTAGTTTTATGCTCAGCGAATACGAAATTGGCAGCGCGTTCCGTGTGGATACTCCAGATGGCTTTGTCATCGTCGACAGCGGCGTAAAGATGAAGCCAGGCGATGAGGTGGCGTTTCAGTACGATGGCTACCCGATGGTGGGTAAGTTGTTTGCTTCTGGGCTGATAACGCAGGATGGCGAAACGATAGACGGGGAGGGTTTGGAGGGAATCATCGTGCTGGGTAAAGTTACCGCGACCATTCTGGACGATGACGACGAGTTCCGCCCAACGATCTGA